TAATAATCGATACGTTACTCAATGTTATGAGTACTGTCCGTTAGTTCAAGCGGCGTTTCCTTACGATATAGGATATGATATTGAATATATCCGATTCCACTCGTTACTGGATATTGCATTGAATATGCATGCTAGTGATAAGTTCACTCGTTTGACGCACGTTAAGCATCACTCGACTAGTAGACATTGGAGCCTCAATGTTGAGATAGTTGTTTACTATCATGTCATAACCTTGACTTGGAAACTCAAGGTTCGCTAATTCTAGGTTCGTAACCTACCCTTAGGCAAGGAGTGCGTTCGCACTTAAAAATAACGCAAATGAAAGGACCCTAATGACACAAAGTGTTAGGAAATCGGGCGCTAGACCCAGACAAAGGACGCATCCCATGTGTCCGAAATTGCCGCATAAGCCCTGGCAAGCCAATACTGAGCAGTGGCGTATCTGGAAGGGGATTAATTCTCCTGTCGGAAAAATCATCGATGCTCCTTCATCCTTGTGGGTGAAGAAAAAGTATAATCAAGATCCACGTCCACGATCCGAGTATCATCCTGATCGTATGTTCGAGGAGCAATTCACGAACTATTGGGATGATCCGGAGATTAAGTGGAATGAGGATGCACTACGTGTGGCCATCGCAAAAGCTCGGGACGCTTTTGTGTTTAGCGACAGACCGTTAGTTCCGTTGAAGACTGATAAAGTCCCTATCGACGATAAACTGACGAAGTCGGCTGGTCTCCCTTCCTTTGGGAGGAAGAAGGATCAATACACGTACGCACTAGGAAGAGCAAGTGCTATCGCTACTGGTAGAGTTGCTCCTGCCCCTTGTGCTGGCTTTCACAGGACCCAGGAGAATCAAAAGGTCAGATTAGTATGGGGTTTCCCATTTGAGATGACTCTTCTTGAGGGCAGATTCGCTATCCCGTGGTTAGACGTAGCGGTCGACCGGAAGACTCCCTACACGGTGGGGATGATTTCAACCACTTTACAGGGTAGGCTTCGTTCCATCGAATGGGCTAAAGTGAAGTATTGCTTAGACTGGAGCAAGTTTGATTCAACCGCACCCAGACGGTTGATCAACGCAGCCTTCGACATTATAGAAGGCTCGTTCAATGCAGATGGCTGGTCAAATGAAGTCCGAAGAGTATGGGAGATTGTCAAACTATACTTCAAGACTTGTCCGATATTGATGCCTGATGGATTTATCTATCATGGAAGAAAGAGGGGCATACCATCTGGTAGCTGGCTAACGCAGATCGTTGGTAGTATTGTGAATTATATCGCAATTCACTACATCATTCAATTGACTGGTGACATAGTCAACAATGATGTCGTGGTTTACGGTGATGATTCGGTACTTGGGATGGAAACATTCCCTGATGTTGTTAAGTGGGCGGAAGTTGCAAGTTCCTTTGGGATGCGCATCTCACCTCATAAGCAGCATTTGACTCATTCGGCACGCATTCACTTCCTAGGTCATACTTGGGGAGGTTTGGTACCAACGAGACCAGTTGAGGAAACTCTTAATAAGCTAGTTACAAGTGAAAGAGCGTTCGTTCCACGATCAAAGGATCCTGACGATAGAAGGTTAGAATATCAGTTATATATCATTGAGAAAGCGAAAGCACTCATGATTGATAATCCTGATGCAACCGAGCCTCTCGTGCGTTTTATCGCATGGAGGATGCGGGTTCCGTATATCTCCGTTTGGCGGGGAATGAATGTAGGACCTATGTGTACAAGTCCAGCGCTTCGCGCCGGTATGATGCATAGGTGGAAAGGAGGAGTTGATCCATTCCAATATTCCAGTCCGTCCTCTCGCACCATTGGAC